GCAACTACCTCGTCACGCAGAAGAATCAGTGGTTCCAGATCTGCCACACCTGGTTCACCGACGCGCTGGTGACGAAGAACGCCTACACCTGGGCGTACATGGACAAGACCGTGCGCGTCGAGCGCGAGCGCTACGAGCGGCAGACGCAGGAGGGCATCGCGCTGCTGCTGCAGGGCGAGGGCGTCGAGCTCACCGGCGCCGAGCCTGCGGACGAGTCGGGGGTGCTGTTCAACGTCGAACTGCGCCGGGTGCGCGAGCGGCCGGTTCTGCAGTTCCTGGTGTTGCCGCCCGAGCGCTGCCGGGTGGCACACACGACGCCGGAATACAGCCTGCGCGGCTGCGACTACTTCGAGTTCTGGGACTACAAGACGATCTCGGCGCTGCGGGCGCAGGGCTATGACGTCCCCGACGACATCGGCGACGGCGGCGGCACCGAGGCGCTCGAGGAAGACGCGCGCGACGAGTACGAGGAGGATCTGGGCTCCGGTGACGACCAGCGCGGCCGCACGTCGCCCGAAATGCGCCGCGTGCGCGTGCGCCACGTGTGGATCCGGCACGATTACGACGAGGACGGCATCGCCGAGCTGCAGTACGTGCTGCGGGTCGGCCAGACGATCCTGCTGCGCGAGGAGGCAAGCCGCATCCCGGTCGCTTCGATCGTACCGAGCCCGCTGCCGCACCGACACATGGGCCTGTCGGTCGCGGACCTGACGGCGGACATCCAGCGCATCAAGACGGCGTTGCTGAGGCAGGGCCTCGACAACGTCTACTTCGCCAACAATCCGGCGATCGCGTTCGACAAGAACATGGTCAACCTCGACGACGTGCTGTCGTCCCGGCCCGGGCAGCGCATCCGCGTCGACGGCCCGCCGGGCGCGTCGTTCCTGCCGGTGCAGACACCCTTTGTGCTGCCGCAGGTGCTGGAGGCGCTTGGGTTCATGGAGCAGGTCACCGAAGGGCGCACGGGCGTCAACCGGTACTTTCAGGGCTCGGACCAGAACGTCCTCAACAAGACCGCAAGCGGCATCCAGCAGCTCTCGACCATGGCGGCGCAGCGGGTCGAGCAGATCGCCCGCATCTTCGCCAGCGGCATCGAGGAGCTGTTCAGCATCGCGCACGAGCTGGTGCTTAAGTCCGGCCACCAGCGCGAGGTCGTGCGCCTGCGTGGCCAGTGGGTCGAGGTGGATCCCTCGACCTGGCGCAGCCGCTCGGACATGCGCATCAGCGTCGGCTTTGCCGCCGGCAACAAGGACGCGATGGTGTCGCGCCTGATGATGATCGCCCAGTTGCAGGAAAAGGCGATGGCCGGCGGGGTCCCCATCGTGAACCCGCAGAACCTGTACCAGACGGCGCTCGAGGTCACGAAGGCCGCGGACTTCAGCGCCCCGCAGCGCTTCTGGACCGATCCCGCCACGGTGCCGCCGCCGCAGCCGCCGCAGCCGGACCCGACGGTCATGGCCGCCGAGCAGTTGCGGGCGCAGGCGATCCTGCAGAAGGCGCAGCTCGACAACCAGACGAAGCTGCAGATCGCGGCAGCCGACCAGCAGACCGAGGTGGCGAAGCTGCAGATGCAGCCGGCCATCGAGCGCGAGAAGGCCGTCATCCGCGCAGAGGGCGCGCAGGCGGCCGCCGTGGCCGGCGCGCAGGCGAGGGTGGCTGTCGCTGCCGCAGCCGCTCAGAGGCCGCCAGAGGCGCCCGAGCGCGACAAGGAGCGCGAGGACGACGGCGAGGAGGCCGCATGGCGCGCCTCGCAGGCCGAGCAGACCGCGCAGATCCTCGCGGCCATCCGTGAACTTGCCACCAGCTTGAGGAAGCCCGCATGAGCCTGACCGTTGAAGTCGCCGCGTCGTTCACGCGGCCAAGCGACACGACCCAGTATGCCGTCGGCGACCTGGTGTCGACCAACACGACCGCCGCCGCGTGCGCCGCGTTCAAGTTCGACCCCGTGGTCGAAGCGGCCGGCAACGCGGTGCGTATCGAGGCGGCCCGCATCTTCAAGACCGGCACGTCCGTCACGTCGGCCGCCTTCCGGCTGCACCTGTGGCGCGCAGATCCCGGGGCGCCGGGCAACGGCGACAACGGCGCGCTGTCCGAGACCGGCGCGCAGTACGTCGGGGCCATCGACGTGTCGGTGGATCGCGCATGGACCGATGGCGCCTTTGGGCGCGGCCTGCCGCTGACGAACACGCCGATGACCTGCGTCCCGGGCGCGGGCGGCAAGGCACTGTTCGGATTCCTGGAGGCCCGCGGCACCTACACGCCCGCAAGCGGCGAGGTGTTCACGGTCACGCTCGAGGGGTATCAGCTCTGATGAACGCCGCGGCCGCCGCGCTCGTCGTGCTGAACGGTCGGCAGGCGTTCGACCCGCGCGCCTCGCTGTTCGCTCACAACGAACCCGGCTTCTGGTACGACCCGTCCGACCTGTCCTCGATGTATCAGGACAGCGCCGGCACCACGCCCGTCACCGCCGTCGAGCAGGCGGTGGGCCTGATCCTGGATAAGTCGCGCGGGGCGACGCTGGGCAGCGAGTTGGTGACGAATGGGAATTTCAGCAACGGCACGACGGGGTGGACGATTACCGGTGCATGGGCCGAGTCTGGCGGGCAGTTCGTCAAGACTGGTGGATCAACGGCGACAGCATCCCAAGCCATTTTAACTGTCGGCAAAACATACCGCATCACGATCGATGTTGTTGCGCTCTCTAGCGCAATGCTGCTGTTTGTCGGACTTGGAAATTCACAAACAATTTCAACGACAGGCACTAAAACGTTTACGGCGGCGTGCTTAACAGACACCAATCTTTACTTGCAGTGCGTATCAACAGCCACCGCCACCATCGACAACATCTCCGTCCGCGAAATCGCCGGCACCCACGCGATCCAGCCGACCGCCGCGAGCAGGCCGGTGCTGCGGAATCGGTATAACCTGCTGGAGCGTAGTCAGGAATTCGACAACGCTTACTGGACGAAAACAAACGCCTCAATTAGCGCAAATGCTACGACGGCTCCTGATGGGACGTTGACCGCAGACAAGCTGATCGACACGGTTACCAACGCCGAGCATTACGCAGAGCGCGCGTATGCGACCGCGGGAGGCAGTCATACATTCCGCGCGTTCCTAAAAGCGGCCGAGCGCACGTGGGGAATTTTGCGCGGCGTAAACAGTTCGTCGCAAAACATGCGCGCTTGGTTTGATCTGGCTAACGGAGTCGTCGGAACCGTTAGCGTGCCCGGCGGCGGTTCTGCGTCTATGACAAGCGTCGGCAACGGATGGTATCTGTGCCAGCTTGTCGTGAATTCCGCGTCTACGTCTGCTTTTGAATGGCGGATAAACGTAGCCAACGCAGACAATGCAAATGCCTATGCAGGCGACGGCACCAGCGGCATTTTCGTTTGGGGCGCAGACCTCCGCCCCGCCAACGACACCATCTACCCCTACCAGCGCATCAACGCCGCCACCGACTACGACAGCGACACCAGCAAGTTCCCGCTCTACCTCGCGTTCGACGGCAGCGATGACTCGCTGTACACGGGCGGGAACGTGGACTTCAGCGCGACGGACAAGATGACCGTGTGGGCGGGGGTGACGAAGCTGTCGGATGCGGCGACGGGCATAGTGGTGGAGTTGTCCTCCGACTTGGGAGCCAATAACGGCGCATTTACTGCGACCGCGCCGCTCAACAACAGCGGCAACACTTTTAGCTTTGCAAGCAAAGGAACGGCATTTAGTGGGCACTCAAGTGCTACGACATTTGCTGCACCGTCAACAGTAGTGTTCACAGGGCTTGGCGATATCGGTGCGGATCAGCAAATCTTGCGGCTTAACGGGGCACAGACTGCATCCAGCAGCGCCGATCAGGGCACCGGCAACTTCGGCTCCTACCCGCTTTACATCGGCCGCCGCAACAACGCGACCCTGCCCTTCAACGGCCGCATCTACCAACTGATCGTGCGCGGCGCGGCATCAAGCGCGGCTGAGATCGCCAGCACCGAGCGGTACATCGCGGGCAAGCAGGGCAGGGCGCTGTGACGGAGATCTTTCGGACGCTGATCGTGCCGTCGGCGGACGCTCCGCTCGCGCGGCAGATCGCGCTCACGCTCTCGCCCGTGGGCGGCAGCGGCATGTGGACGACGGGCCTGTCGGCCAGCGGACAAGAGCCCGCGACGCACTTCGTGTCCACGGGCCTGATCGGGCCGGACTTCGCGATGCTGGTGCCTTGCACGTTCTGGGCAGTGGATGAGAGCGGCGACTGGGTCGTCACCGGCAGCGAGCCGGGCAATGCGAGCCTGGTGGTGCTGGCCTGCGGGGCGGTCGATCCGCCGCTGGCGCTCACTGAGAAACAGGTGCAAGGCATCATGGACCGGGCCGACATCAGCGAGCAGGAGCCGTTCGTGGCGTTCTCGCGGATGGGGCTGAAACTCATTGCCGGGGACGCACCATGAGCGACACGGCGCAGCTCGAGCGCGCGGCTGCGGCCAAGCGGGCGCTCGACAACCCTGCGCTGCAGGCCGCCTTTGCGAGCGTGCGCGAGGCGATCGTGCATCGCATCGAGACCTGCCCGATGCGCGACACCGAAGGCGCCGAGAAGCTGCGCATCATGCTGCGGCTTCTCAATGACCTGCGCTTGAACCTGGAATCGGCCATCAACGACGGCAAAGTCGTCGAGCTGCGCATTCAGGAAGACGAGGCGCAGAAGAAGCGCCGTTTCGCTCTCTTTCGTTGACCACACAGGACTGAATCATGCAAACCAGCGACCAGCCCGCGGCTTCCGCGGAGTCGCCCGCCCCCTCGTTGACCGACCGCATCGGCGCGCTGTTCGACGGCGCCCCGTACGAGAAGGCCAACGCCCCGGAGCCGCAGGGCTCCGATGATGCCCCGCAGGCCAGCAGCGACGACCAGACCGACGCGAACGCCGAGGCAACAGCCGAGGAGGGCGATGCGCCCACCCCGAGTGCCGAGGCCGTGGAGGAAGTCGAGTTCGACGGCGAGCGGTTCCAGGTGCCCCCGAAGTTGAAGGACGCGCTCCTTCGGCATCAGGACTACACCAAGAAGACGCAGGAAGTTGCCGAGCAGCGCCGGCTGGTGGAATTCCAGCGGCAGCAGGTAGCCCTTGCGGAGAGCGAACGCAAATTCGGCGAGCTCGTGCGGGATGAACTCTCGCAGATGGGCACGCTGGACGCGGCGCTCAAGCAGTACGACCAGCTCGATTGGCGTGCGCTCAGTACCGACGAGATGATCCGGTACAAGGTCGAGATCGACCAGCTGAAGGAGCGCAAGGCCAACATCGAGCGTGGCGTGCAGCAGAAGCACGGCCAGTGGCAGCAGGAGGTACAGCGTGCGCACGCGCAGCTCCTGCAGCAGGGCATGGAGGCCGTGAAAAAGGCGATCCCGAACTTCGGCGACGCGACCATCAAGGAGATCAAGGACTACGCGCTCTCGGAGGGCTACACGCCCGAGGAGATCGGCAACATCCTCGACCCTCGGCAGGTCAAGACGCTTTGGGAGGCCGCCCAGTACCGCAAGCTGCAGGCGCAAGCGCAGGCCACCAAGCCCGCGCTGCAGCAGGCCAAGCCGATCGGCAAGGCCGCGCCGGCCAAGACCCCGATGCCGCAAGGCACGCGGGACTATCTCAACTACCGCAAGACGCTCGAACGCGCGGGCCCCAAGGGCTCGCACCAGCGGCAGAAGGTTGCCGAGCAGCGGGTTGCGGACATCTTCACCCGAGGACTCTGACCATGGCTATTGTTTCCGGCACCACGTGGACTCGCTCCACCGCCAACTCCCTCACCATGGGGAGCAACATCCGCGAGGATCTCTCCGACGTCATCCACGAGCTCGACCCGATGGACACGTGGGCGCTCACGAACCTCGAGCAGGTTCAGGCGCGCTCGACGTTCCACGAGTGGCTTGCCGACGACCTCGCGGCCGCTGCAGCAAACCTCGTCCGCGAAGGCGACGAGGCGAGCTTCACGACCGCCGCTCCGGCGCGTCGCCTCGGCAACTACATGCAGATCAGCACGAAGACCTTCATCGTGTCGGACACCCTCGAGGTGGTCGACAAGGCGGGTCGTCGGACGGAGACCGGTCGCCTCGGCACCAAGCTCCTGAAGGAGCTCAAGAGGGACATGGAATACGCCCTTGTCCGCAACCAGGCCTCCTCGCTGGGCGCCGATGCCACCGCCCGCGCCTCTGCCGGCATGGAGAGCTGGATCGCCGGCCCGACGGCCAACACCGCCGGCACGCTGGCGAACGTGGTCTCGGCCACGACCAACGGCGCGTCCCACACGACCCCCGGGTTCTCCGGCGGCCTCGTGGCGTCCCCGACCGACGGCACCACCGGCGCGCTGACCATCGGTCAGCTCAACGCCGCGCTCGGCGGCGCGTGGGAGGACGGCGGCGATCCGCGGGTGATCCTGGTCGGCGCGAGGCAGAAGGCGGTGATCGACGCCTTCCAGGGCATCGCGACGCGCCAGATCAACGTCGGCAAGGCCGAGGCCCCGATCATCGGAGCGGCGAACCTTTACGTGAGCTCCTACGGCTCGCCGCACATGGTCGTCCTCAGCCGGTACGTCCGCGACAGCGTGGTCCTCTGCCTCGACCCGGACTACTGGGCCGTCGCGTATCTGCGCAAGCCGACCATGAAGGATCTCGCCAAGACGGGCGACGCGACCAAGAAGCTGATCGTGACGGAGTACGGCCTCGTGTGCCGCAACCCGAACGCCAGCTCGAAGGTCGTCGGCTGCGCCTGATCTAGGCGTCTGAGCTGACCCCACTGGGGGCGGGGACTGCCAACCCGCCCCTTTTTCGTTTCCTATGCTCGTCATCGTCGGCCACGGCCCGAGCGTCAATTGCTCGCTCGGCCACCTCATCGACCGGCACGAGGTCGTGCGCCTCAAGCACGGCCTCACCCGCGACATGCCGCGCGAGCATTTCGGCACGCGCACCGACTACATCTGCGGCCGCAGCGAGACGTTCCGCCCGCAGAAAAACGGCCCCAAGTTCTGGCGGTTCAAGGACGAGAGCCCCTGGATCGCGTATTACGCGCAGTTCAAACCGAAGATGTGGAAGCCGAGCCACGGGCTCTGCGCCATCTTCTGCGCCATCGACGAGATCAAGCCCAAGGAAATCGGCCTGATCGGCTGCGACCGGATGCTCTACGCCGAGGACGATCGCAGCAAGAAGTGGAATTCGCCGCCGACCAAGCCCCACCCGTGGCCGCACGACCAGCGCGCCGAGCGGGAGTGCATGGCGTCGCTCGGCATCACGATCATCGACTTTGCCAAGGAGCTCGCGTGAGCACATTCCTCGACTACGACCCGCTGCGGGGCGTCTCGTCCTACGAAGACACCTACGACGGGAAGATGCAGTTGCACTACCGGCAGGACGTCGAGCCGGTGCTCGAGCTGGCCAAGACCGAGCGCATCAACGGCCTCGCCGACAAGGCGGGCAAGAAGCAGGATTTGTACCTGTATGCCCGCATCCCGCCGGTCGTGATTTTGAAGCTCAAGTACGAGCACGGCGTCGACATCTTCAAGCGCGACCACATGAAGAAGGCGATGCAGCTCATCAACCAGCACTTTCCGTACCTGAAGTGCACGGACAAGACCCACAACCTCGCGCACTGACGCATGGCCAAGATCATCGAACTGCAGCCGGCGCCGGATGATGCGTTGCACCGCCGCGCGCGGCAGCTCGTGGAAGCCGGCGAGCTGGACGACGCCTTCGAGCTCGTCCAGAAGATCCTCACCGACGACCCGAACGACGCGCACGCGCTCGTCATCTGCGCCGAGGCGCTGAAGAAGGCCAAGAAGCTGCCGCTCGCCTACAGCCTGGCCCAGCGCGCCACGGCGCTCAAGCCCGAGCGCGCCGAGACCTGGGGCGCCTTCGGCCACGCCGCGCAGCAGCTCTGGCGCCTTGACGAGGCGCTCTCGGCCTACCGCAAGGCCCAGCAGCGCTCGCGCACGCCCGGCCAGCAGGCGCTGTACGCCAACAACATCGCCTCGGTGCATTTGGACGCCGGGCGCTTCAAGGCCGCCGAGGCGCCGGCCCGCGAGGCCATGGCGCTCGACCCCGCCGATATGTCGCCGCGCCACAACCTCGGGCTGTCGCTTCTGGCACAGCGCCGCTGGGCCGAGGCGTGGCCGCATTACAGCGCGAGCGTGGGCAGCCACGTGCGGCTGAACGTCAAGTACCTGAACCCGCCCGAGCCGACGTGGGACGGCACGCCGGGCAAGACCGTCGTGATCTACGGCGAGCAGGGCCTCGGGGACGAGATCAACGCCGCCTCCATGCTCCCGGACGCCATTCGCGACTGCCGCCGGGTGATCGTCGATTGCGATCCGCGCCTTGCGAACCTGTTCCGCCGGTCGTTCCCGGCCGCCACGGTCCACGGCACTCGGCAGGCCAAGCAGCTCGCGTGGTCCGAGGCCGACCGGCGCATCGACGCCAGCATCAGCGCGTTCGAGGTCGGGCGTTTCTACCGCAATGCGGAGGCCGACTTCCCGGGCACCGCGTACCTCACCCCGTGCCCCGAGCGCACCGCCATGTGGAAGGCGCTGTTCTCGGTCAAGGCGAAGCCCGTCATCGGCATTGCGTGGACGGGCGGCACGTTCCAGAACGCCGGCCAGTACCGCTCGATGCCGCTCAAGGACTGGGCGCCGCTCTTTGGCGCCATCGACGCGCACTGGGTGAGCCTGCAGTACAAGAGCGCAGCCGAGGAGATCCGCGGCACGCCCGTGGTCGAGTACCCCTGGGCGACGCTCACGAAGGACTACGACGACACGGCGGCGCTGGTGGCGGCCTGCGACCTCGTCATCTGCGTGCAGACCTCGGTCGGCCACCTCGCGGGCGCGCTCGGCGTGCCGGCGTGGGTGATGGTCCCGAAGCAGACCCAGTGGCGGTACGGCGAGGAGTGGACCGACACCCCGTGGTATCGCTCCGTGAAGCTTTACCGCGCTCACACCGGCTGGCCCATCAACACCCTGGTATCCGACCTGCGGAGGCACTTTGCTGATCACTGACGAGTACCGCGCCGCGCAAACGGCGATGCACGAGAAGTACCACTACGGCACCGCGAGCATTAAGCGGGCGCCGCTGGTGACCGAGATCGTCAACCGGCTCGAGATTACGCACCTGCTGGACTACGGCTGCGGCAAATCGACGAACCTGATCAAGCACATCAAGCCGCGCCACAAGCTCACGTACCAGGCCTACGACCCGGCGGTGCCGGAGTTTGCCGGCGCGCCCATCCCGGCGCAGCTCGTGTGCTGCATCGACGTGCTGGAGCACATCGAACCGGAGCTCCTCGACAACGTGCTCGACGACCTGCAGCGCTGCACCGAGCTCGTGCTGCTCGCCACCGTCCACACCGGGGCTGCGGGCAAGAAGCTGCCCGACGGGCGCAACGCGCACCTGATCCAGCAGCCGATGGAGTGGTGGCTGCCGAAGTTTCTCGCGCGCTTTGAAGTGCAGACGATCCAGCGGCTGAACGACCTGTCGTTTTACGTCATCGCCTACGCCAAGCCGCGCGCGATCGAGGGCGTCGACGGGGAGAAGCTGGCGTCGTGATCCCGCTGTTCGTCGGCTACGACCCGCGCGAGGCCGCGGCATACCACGTGTTCTGCCAGAGCGTGCTGGAGCGCGCCTCGGTGCCGGTGCAGTTCATCCCGCTGCACAAGCCGATGCTGGCAGGGTTCGACGGCCAGCGCGACGGGTCGAACGCGTTCATCTTCTCCCGCTTCCTCGTGCCCGAGCTGATGAACTTCGAGAACCGCTGGGCGATGTTCGCCGACGGCGACATGGTCATGCTGGACGACATCGCCAAGCTCTGGGCGCAGCGCGAATGCACGAAGGCGCTGATGGTCGTGCCGCATCAGTACCAGACCAAGCACCCCCGCAAGTACATCGGCAGCCCGCTGGAGTCGATCAACGTCGACTACCCGCGAAAGAACCAGTCGTCCGTGATGCTCTGGAACTGCGGGCACTACGCCAACCGCATCCTGACGCGCACGTTCATCGACGAGGCGGGCGGGGCGTTTCTGCATCGGTTCCAGTGGCTGCGGGACGACCAGATCGGGCACCTGGGCGACGAGTGGAACCGCCTCGTCGGCGAGCAGGACGTCGACGGCGCGAAGCTGCTGCACTACACACTCGGCATCCCCGGGTTCTGGCACTACGCCGAATGCGACGGGGCGGATGCGTGGCACGGGGCGCTGATCCGGGCGCTGCGGGTCGAGGGGCAGACCCCGGTCGACATGGTCGACGACGCCTCAAAGAGGAGCTGACATGGCCGTCATCACGAACTACGAGACGCTCCTGACCGCGGTCGCCGACTACGTCGCGCGCGACGACCTGACGGGCTTCGCCCCCAACTTCGTGCAGAACTGGGAGGAGCGCTTTTACCGCGACCCGCAGAACTGGGGCGACTGGATGGAATCCAGCACCACGTTCTCCGCAAGTGCCGCGTCCGTGCCGGCGGACTTCCTCGCCGTGAAGTACGCGACCGTGCAGGGCGACGTGTCGAGCGCGCCGCTGCAGCGCGTGTCGCTGGCCGTGTTGCTAGGCCAGTGGCCGCGCGGCATTTCGGGCAAGCCCCGCATGATCGCCAAGCAGGGCAGCAGTTTCGTGTTCGGTCCTGAGCCGGATAGCAGCTACACGATCACGCTGCAGTACTACGCGAAGCCGACATTGCTTCGCAGCGACGCCGACGGCGCCAACTGGCTCACCACGCACGCGCCCGACCTGTGCCTGTACGGGGCGCTGCTCGAGGCCGAGCCGTTCCTAAAGAACGATGGCCGCATCGCGGTCTGGCGCGACTTCTACACCGATGCGCTCGCGGCGTACCGCGACCAGCAGCGCGACGAGGAGTTCATGGGCAGCCCGATGGTCGCGGTGCTGGCGTGAGCACCGGCGTCGTCAAGTTTGGGGAGTGGCTGCCGGACCTGCCCGACCTCGACAACCCGGGCCTGACGGAGGCGAAAAACGTTATCCCGTCCGACCGGGTCTACAAGTCGTTCCTGCCCGTCACCGGCATCGGCGATGCGCTGACCGCAGGCCCCGTCGGCGGCGTGTCGGCGGTGGACACGTCCGGCAACGGCTACTTCTACGCCGGCACGCTGCAGAAGATCTTCATCCGCTCGGGCTCCGGCTGGTCCTCGCGCCTCGCCGGCACCGCGACAACGGCCGCCGACGGCTACTGGTCCATGGTCCAGTACGACGACCTGGTGATCGCCACGAACTACAACGACGTGCCGGTCTGCAGCACGGCCGGCAGCGCCAGCAACTTCACGACGCTGTCGGTGTCGGGCACCGCGCCCTCTGCCCGATGCGTGGGCGTCATCGGCCGCCACGTGGTGCTCGGCGACACCGCCCTGACTGCTGCAGCGCAGAACCGAATCCAATGGTGCGCCATCGACGACCCGCGCAACTGGCCGACGCCGGGCACCAGCACGGCGCAGAGCGTGCAGGCGGGCGAGCAGTACATGAATGCCGCCTATGGCCCTGTGACCGCCATCACCAATGGCGAGAACTACGGGCTCGTGTTCCAGCGCAACGGCATCTCGCGGATGTCGTACGTCGGCGGGAACGTCGTGTTCCAGTTCGACCAGATCGAGCGGGCGCGCGGCGCGCTCTTTCCGAATGCCGTGGTGCAAATGGGCCGGCTGGCGTACTTCATCAGCGGCGACGGCTTTTACGTTACCGACGGCATCGAGGTGCGCCCGATCGGCTCGCAGAAGGTCGACAACTACTTCGGCGACACCGTCGACACGACCTACAAGCACCGCGTCCGGGGCGCGATCGACTACGCCAACAAGTGCATTTACTGGGCGTACCCGGCCAGCGGCAACACCGGCGGCCGCCCGAATCGGCTCCTGATCTTTAACTACGAGGAAGGCCGCTGGAGCCGCGCCGAGGACCAGGTGGAATTTCTGACCTCGGGCGTCACGAGCGCGATCACGCTCGATGACCTCGACAGCTACTTCGCCTCGCTTGACATCGTGAGCCCAAGCCTCGACTCGTCGAACTGGGCGGGCGGCAACAACACGATCCTCGCGATCGACAGCGCCAGAAAGCTCGGCGGGTTCACCGGCCTCGCCGGCACCGCCATCATCGACGGGGCCGAGGCCGAGCTCATCCCCGGTCAGCTCGTGCGCGTGCAGGGCGTCAAACCGCTGGTCATCGGCACCGCGCCGACGCTCACCGTGTCGATCGGGGCGCGCAACGATCTCGGCTCGTCCCCGACCTACACCACGGCGCGCACGCCCAATGCCCGCACGGGCTTCGCCGACTGGCGCAGCGAGGCGCGCTATCACCGGGCGCGCGTGACGATCACCGGGGCGTTCCAGTCAGCGCTCGGCATCGAGTATCAGGCCGTGCCGTCCGGGTTCACCTGATGGCGATCCCGTATTTGTTCGTGGACGACCCGGACGAGCGACGGCACCGGGAGCGGCTCGCCTCGGCCGTCAACGCGCTGATTGCGGGCAAGCTCGACGTGGTTGGGAGCTTCACGCTGGCGGCAAACGTCACCAGCACCACCGTCTCGGACAACAAGTTCGAGAGCAACATGGCCGTCGTCTGGGTGCCAACGACCGCGAACGCGGCCGGCGCCGTGGGCGGGTTGTATCTGTCCGGCCGGTCGCAGGGCAGTTTCACGCTGACCCACGCCAACACGGCCACCACCGACCGGACCTTCCTGTATGTCCGGCTCGGGTAACGTCTTCGCGCTCGGCGCCGACCAGATCGAGGTGTTCTGGCCCTACCTCGAGCCGCACCTGAAGCGCGTCGAGCGCGAGACGGCGACCGTGTCGGTTGAGGGCTTGAAGGCGCTGGCGCTCAACTGCGAGGCGCAGGTCTGGGGTGTGCAGGACGCACGCGGGAACATCACCGGGGCGTGCATCACGCGCGTGTACGAGACGCCCAACGGCCGCTTTTGCACCGTGTTCGTCGCGGCCGGCATCCTGATGCCCGCGTTGCCTGAGGGCATCGCGCTGATCGAGGACTGGGCGCGAGGCCTCGGCTGCCGCGCCATCGAGATTATCGGCCGCCGCGGCTGGCAGCGCGTGCTGCCCGGGTACGAGCCCCGCGCCGTGGTGCTGGAGAAGAACCTGATCGGAGAGCTGCACTAAATGGCCACCCCTCCCGAATTCCTGATGCCGCGGCAGGTGCCGTACGCCCCCATGCCGCAAGGACTGGGCGCCTACGGCCAGCAGGCGTATCGCTTGGCCGGCGCACCGCCGCAGACGCAGCAGCGCCAATACAGCCTCTCCGGGCCTCTGGCGCCGTTTGCCAGTCCCGGCGGCGGCGGTGGCTCGAGCGGCGGCGATCTGGCCGGCCTGCTCGGCATGCTCGCGCAGAACCCGCAGGCACTCTCGGGCATTACCAACGCGGCGAAGGGGCTGCTGAACGGCAACAGCACGCCGCTCGTCCCGGGTTCGACGCGCTCGCTGCTGCAGGGCGGCGCATCGACCACCAGCCTGATGAGCGGGATCGAGCCGACCCTGATCGCGCCCTCGGCGCCGACGATCGGCATGAACCCCGCCGTGGACGCGGCGATTACGCAGGCCAGTCAGGGCGCCGGGAGCGCGGCCGGCGCGGCCATCCCTGGCGCCGGGGTCGCCGGCGGCGGCGCCGCAACGGCTGCGTTCCCCGGCAGCACGCTCGGCCTGCTGCAGTCGGGCGTGCCCACCAGCGCGTTGATCAGCGCCTCGGCGCCGTCGCTTGGCATCCCGGCCGGGCTGCTGACGCCCGCGCAGTACGCCACCGCGATCACGCCGACGGCCACAATCCCCGGCGCTGCCGGTGCCGGCGCGGGCGCCTCCGGGTCGCTGGCCGGCCTCGCTGGCCCCGCGGCGCTGATCGCCGGCGGTCTGCTGGCCGGTCAGGGCATCAGCAAAGGCAAGGAGGGGCAGGCGGCGCTCGGCGGCGGCATCGCCGGCGCAGGCGCCTCGCTCATGGGGCTGGGCGCGCTTGGCCCGCTGGGGCTCGCGGGCGCGGCCATCGCGGCGCTCGGCGCGTCGATGGTTAACACCAAGGAATTCGGCGACGTGGCCCTGCGCAACTATTGGAACGCGGTGGACTCCGGCCGCGGCATCGGCGAGACCGACCCCAACGAGCTCGCGCAGGGGTTCATCAATTTCTACCGGACCAACAAGAACGAGTTCCCGGGGCAGGCGAAGTACGGCCGCACCGGCAACGAGGACTTCATGCAGGACATGAAGCGCACGATCAACTCGGCGATCGAGCAGGGCACGGTGGCGCCCAATGCCACGCCGCAGGAGATCCACGCCAAGGTCGTGCAGCCGTGGCTCGACACGATGGGGCAGGGGCCGCAGAACGCGGAGGCCCGGGCGATCCAGGACTTCATGATGCAGGACCTGAT